AACCGAGAAAGCTGGTATATTAAACGTCCTCGTGGAGTAGCCTTGATCCTCCATTTCATCGAGTATTTCGTCCAGGCCCAATTTGACGAGTCCACTAACGTTTTCTCCAACAACCCAAGTGGGTTTTTGTTCCTTGATAATTCGCAACATCTCTGGCCAGAGGTGTCTAGGATCATCTTTCGCCCTTTGATCTCCTGCGACTGAAAAGGGTTGGCAGGGGAAACCCCCACAAATGACATCTGGACGGGTCGGGACTGTTTCTTTTGTGACATTTTTTATATCTCCTAATATCGGGACTTCGGGAAAATGATGTTGCAATACTGCTTGACAGTACTCATCATTTTCCACAAAGCCAATGGTTTGAAAATGACCTGTAGATTCTAATGCTAAACTAAATCCACCGATCCCTGAAAATAAATCAAGAACCTTTAGTTTTGATTTGCTCAACGGCTTCCTCTAATTTTGTGCAGACTAATAATAAATCTCTTCGTTCAACCTCATCAATCGGGTCGTTAGTCTTTAACTTTTCTATCGGGGACTTTGCCACAGAATTTAATTTCATAATAAATTCCAGGCTATGACAAACTTGAACCGATGACCATCGGAACATTATCTCGGGCCTGGATTTCCTAAAACTTTTAAAAAAAATCTTTGTGCGGCATACTACCTCAAATACAATATCCTTCATTATCCTGCCTTTATTCTATCTAATGCTTTTATTAAGCTCGATTGTGAAATGTAGTCTTTATGAATAATGTGCCGTTCTAAAATCTCGATTGCCTCTGACCAAGATAGTTTACTGTCTTCGGGTTCGGGTTGTTTATTTTCTTGTGTTGTCATAATCGCTCTGCTCCAAAATAACAAAATAATTGGTTAAAAAATCTAACTGATGTTTTCCTTCTTTAGAAAGTTTATCATAATCCTTGTGTAATTCAGAAATACATCGGTGTACTTTATCTAACTCATACAACTCAATGTACTTGCCTATATCTTTAAACTTTTCAGTAAATGGTTTTTTTTGAAATCCTACGAATGCCATCTCTTTCTCCTTTCTTAATAGATATTAATTCTAATTTCTTTTGTTTATTCACTATATATCTTAAATCATTATCTCGCATATGGTCAAACAATTTATTGTCTACATCTTTGCGTCTGGGTCTTTTTTCAAAACCCAGACGAATTACCACTTCGTATTTCATAGTATTTCTCCCTAAAATACTCCTGCAAATTCATTTCCTTCTCCTACATAATTACCAGAAATATACAGATCGGGAAACATTTGTTTTAATTTTTCAATTACGGGAATAGGTGGCGACCAAGCAGTATCAAAACTTATGGTTATAAGTTCATAGTACTCCTCATCTACTTCAATGTCACAATGACAACTGTTCCATTTGGTGTGCCAATTTTCATTACACCAATCGTACCAATTCGGTATACCCTTCTTCTCACATCTTATCCTATCTTCCTCGGAAAGATTCCCTCGGAACATATTCTTTGGTGGTGGCACTATTTTATTAAAATCAAGTATCTGTCTTTTTGTGCCATCGGGATATTTATCTAATGTCGTGACCCTCTTTAAAAAATCTTTGACACTTTTCTTCCTCTCTTTTGTATCTCCCGATACATTGTGAAATTGTATTTCTAATTCGTTTCTAGTCCAATTTGGCATTATTTTCTCCTTTGATAAAATTTATCTTCACCTCGTACTTGTTCACGAAGTTCTTGGTTTTCTAATTCTTGCATTTCTTGAATATCGGTATGAAGTGTAACCCCAAAGTCATACCCTTCTTTGTAATCGTGTGTGTAGTTGTCTTCATCTCGTACCCCACACATAAGACCATCGTGTACTCCGTCCTTGAAATCTTTCTTGGTTTGATTTTCATACTTGTACTCGATATCTTTTATTCGGTGGATCTCATCGACTACATCTTCAATAGAGTTGCCACCCATTCCCTCATCGGGATTAGTGGTATGTCTTTTGAAATCTGAAATTCTATCCGTGCCATTATCTCCTAATAATGCCTCAAATATTCTTTCAAGACCTTCCTCTAACATTTGTTCATACTTCATTTTAAATTCTCCCTTCCTCTTGTTATTTCATAATCTGAACTGCCTAACTCATTTCCGTGATAAGTCACAAGTGCAAGACTTCCATCGTCTAATGGTATTTTAGATGTTACATCATCATATTGATTATAAACTCCATCAGAAAGTGTTGACTCTGTTTCACTTATCACAAAAAGTATTTCGTCTTGGTCAAGTTTCCTATCACACTCAATAGTGTATCTATCAGTACTTCTTGACCAATCTTCAAATCCATATTCATACTTCATCATCTTTCTCCTCATTAATTTCTCTAAAATGTTTTACCAACATATCAAGTCCATCACACATACCATTATATTCTGCATTAGTGTGACTGTCGTTTGGTGTAGTCCAATTTTCCTTTATATCTTTAACTGCGTTTTCTAGTCGGGTTAAAGATATTTGTATTTCAACATCGTTCGGGACAATATCTGCATCTTCAAGAATGTTCTGTACCTGCTCGTACAATTGATTAAAGTGTTCTTGACCTTCTGCATTGTAACTGTTTCCGTGTTCCTCGAACATTAGGGGATATTTATCCCCTAATCGTTCTTCCATCATTCTTTTTGCAAGGTCACACGATACATTTATAAATGCACTTTCGCTTACATAATATTTTTTAGTCATACTTCCCCCTTGTCCCATAATGAAATAAAAGATATTAAAAATGATTTTTGTTTTTCTGTAAGAGGTATTCTTTTTCCATCTTTAAAACCATATAGTAAATCCTCTGCACATTGTTGTGGCAGATTATTCTGTGTACAAAAGTTTTGCAAAATATTGGACATTTGTTTTATGAAACTATCCGTTTCAACCATCTTCAATTCGTCCACAGAACAAGGATAAAACTTTCTCAATACTCTCATCAAATGCACAAAACTATCGGTATGATATTCAAAATGATCATCGCTTTCGATTATGTCATATGGATTTGATGTTCCCCCACTTATGACTACACTATCTTTTCTCATTAATAATGAATACACCCCTAAACTTTCTTGCTCTTTAGTTTTATTTGTAGGGTCTTCTAAATAGTATAACTGCATTTCATAATCTTCTTTTTCGTCTATATAGTTGTAACCGATACTAGTAGTTATGACATCATTGCCATAACTACTATCAGTCCATCTATCAAAATATTTCTTTTTCATAGATTCACTAATCATTTTTTTCTCCTCTTAATACCTTTTAAATAAAAACTCTTTGGTGAAAGTTCTATTGTAAAAAAATCTTCATACCCTTTCTTTGGTAATCCCTTTTTGTTGTAATAATCTTGACTTACCATTTCAAAATTTTTAATAGGGTAAATTTCACAACCATCATCACCACCAAAAGAATCTTCCTTGTTATATCTCCATTCATCAAAATCTAATTTATGAGGATTGCATTCTTCTGCAAAAACAACTTGTGACCAACCCTCTTTTTTACCTTTCCCATCTTTTCTAGGCATAGTTTTTTCAGAATGGTTCATTAAATAAACACCTTGATCGCCCACTAATAATAGAGAAGGGGGACAAGTTTTGTCCTCCCCCTCTGGTAAATATTTTGCGTAAGGTTTCTTTAACGAATGCCCATTAATCCTTTGAAAATTAATAAGTTCGTTTACTTCTTTCAGATTAAAATTAAGTTCCATTGATCGCTCTCCCATTTATATCTGTTAAAGTAAGATTGCCTATCGGTTCTTTTTTCCCGAACCATTTTCTAGCACTTATATAATCGACTTTGTACTTCTTGCCATTCTCACTTTCAATAATGTACTTGTTCTTCCTTGATGTAGAACTATACGAATGCAGTTTAATCTTTCCTAACTGATGATGGTTATACACCTTCTCAAGGTCTAGGTTGTAGTCCTTTGCGTACATTTCTAAAAGTTTTTCTTCCTTGGACTTTTGACCATTGACCAAGAACTGAACAGTAAATGAACCTTCAGTAACTTCTTCTCTTGAACCACCAAATCGAATAGTCTTCATTTGAAAGTTTGACTTGTACCTTGTGTTCATTGTTTTAAAGAACTCGTTAAAGTCTTTTCTCATTTCGTCTAAATGTATATCTTTCATTGTAACTCCTATATAATAATTAATAATACCATAGTATACCATCAATATTAGTTTTTTTGCAAGTATATTCGAAACACTTTATATATATACTGCTCAAATATATTTTAGTGTTGTAAAATCAAAAAATGGACAAAAAAAAGTGTAAAAGTGTAACGAACTAAAAAAACAATGTAATAAATACTAGAAATACAGTACTTACAGAAGACATAACTCGTTACACTACTCGTTACACTTACTATGTTTTCGTTGCACAAAAAGTGTAACGAACTAGACATTCTGACCGATTGCAATTTCCAATTTTTAAAAAACTATTTTCTTTTTTTGATTTGCCTAGTATATATAGGGGTATGACTAGTAAAAATAAGATTGAAAAAATAGAAGAAGACTTTGGTCGTAAACTTACTAATAGACAAAAAGAGTTTGCTAAATACTTTGTAGAGGGTGTTTATAGTAATGCAGAATGTGTTCGCAAGGCAGGATATTCTGATAAGAATGGTATTGCTAGAATACAAGCAAACAAACTGTTAAATCCTAAAATGTTTCCTCACATTACTGAATATATAAATGAACTTCGTGAAGAGAGAGAAAAAAAATATGGTGTTACTTTAATTGGACAATTAAAAAGATTTAAAGAATTAGGAGATAGAGCAGAAGAAGAAGGTCAATTTACTGCAAGTATTAATGCAGAAAAAATTAGAAGTTCATTAGGTGGATTGACTATTGATAGAAGAGAAACAAATCACTATCACGCAATCGATGGAATGAGTAGAGAAGAAATTGAAAACAGATTAAATGAATTAAGAAGTAAACACCCACAAGCATTTATAGATGCAGAGGTAATAGATGACACAAAAACCAGAAGGTCTTCTGTGGAACAGAGTAAGAAAAAATCTACCAAGCAGTTGGCACATAACAAGAATTGAAAATCGTTTAGGTGGGGGCATTCCAGATGTGCATATTTGTGCAGATCATTTGCCGTTTTGGATAGAACTAAAAGTAACAAAAACTAACAGAGTTTCTATATCTGCTCAACAAATTGCTTGGAATTTCGGGTATTTTAAATCGGGGGGTGTAAGTTTTTACTTGGTTAACCCCCTCTCAACCTCGCACCTATATTTATTTTCGGGGGAATATGGTCGGGAGTTGGCGACCAAAGGACTCGGGTCGGTGGACATCGGGTCGGGGTCGGGGATACCTTGCCTATATTTCGGGGACAACTTTTCGGGATTAATAGATTCAATATTATATACTTTAAGACATAACTAAATCGGGTCGGGATTTTTAATCCAATTTTCGGGGTCGGGGGTCGGGATAATAATTTAACTGAATGCCCGGATATTTTAGATTAGGAGTCAAAGATATATCCGGGCCTGGCCCTGGGCCGCAAGTATTGCCGCCAGGAATCTGTGTTGTTGGATTCCTTAATGTTTAAGGAATCCAACTATTGTTTTTCTAGTATTAACTGAGCAAAGTTTGCATTGTTTACAAGTGAGTCCTTTGGTCTGACTCAAGCACATTGCCACGGGTCGCCCATCTGGAGTCGCCGTTGTGTGTTCGTCAACTACCACGGCAACGGGGAGTCCGTGTTGTGCTAATTCGTCGGCGTGTTCTAAATTGTTAGCACTCAAATTAATTGTGAATCCATTCTCATTAGCTTTCTTTATAAGCTCTATATTCTTTTTATATTTATGTTTATGTGTAAAGCATATGACTCGGCGACCATTATTTGCTTTTACTAACTGATTTAATTTTTTTTCGTCAATGGACTCGTTGTCGTCGCCGTCGTTGGGTAAATCGCCGATTTGATTATGTCGCCATATATCCACAGACTCGGGAAAATTTGTAATTGCTTTTATGGTATCATCCCAACTATTGGAAAATTTCTTTTTCCATCTCTTATTAAAACCCGTTTCAGTTTCGCCCCATACTATAGAAGTATGGTATTTTTCGCCGTAACAATCGCCGTTTTTTAATGGGCAAGAGTCGGGACAACTTTTTCTTTCGGTTGTCGTGGTCGGCATTTTACCGAGCTTTTTGTTTTTACTGTTTAAAGTTATTCTAATTTTCATTTTTAATTCTCTTTTCTATTTCTGGAATATCTTTTTCTGATATGTATTCCCATAAAATATCTTTTATTTTCTCATTATCAGACTCCTCATAAAACATTTTATGACTATCAAAAAAATCTTCTAAGATTCTTAAGTCTGTATAATTCCATCCTTTATGTAATTTATGAGTCGGTATATCCTCAGGATGATAAAACGCATTTTCTAAATTATTATGATATTTACAATTTTTAAATTTTTTATCTTTTATAATATCGTGAGCCGACTCGGAATAAGAGTCGCTTTCGTCGTCAATCCAATTTGCTCTTAATCTCTCAAATGCTTCTCTTACTTCTATATATTTTTTATTCATAATGACTCCTATCATTGTTAAAATAACATTGTACCATAAAATTCCATATATGCAAAACTATTTATTTTCGGGTCGGGGTCGGGTCGGGATTATTTCGGGGTCGGGGTTCGGGATTTAATTTAATATAATAATTTAGATATAATATAAAATTTTGGATGACCAATTTTTTTAAGTAAATCGGTATTAATGGGCCCGGTCCTAACATAAAAAAAGCGCCTAGCAATCAATCGCCAGGCGCTAAGATTAAATCTAAAATTATTTAATTTCGGCTGCTTCAATAATTTTAAAAGCTTCTTTTAATGTTTCTTTTGCTTCTTCATCCCGTCCACAATTAAGCATCATAACGAAATATTGAAGTTTAAAAAGAATAATTTCTTTTGTAGTTTG